AATTGGATGATTTTAGCTGGAGGCTACCGACCTGCTGTTTCAGATCTTTTCGTAGTTGCTTCATGGCTTCATGTTCCCGCTTGGCCTCGCACGTCCTGATTATCGAACAGCCCTCGCAGAGCTGGCCTTCCGGTACGAAGGCTTTGTCCAGCTTGGACTTGCCATTGGCGCGGTCGCAGTCGCGGCAGCGGGAGATGGTGTAGGGGTTGTACCGCGGAAAGGTGGCTTGCTCCTTGCCGGGGTTGAAGCGGAACATCCCGCGGCGATCGGAGGCGGTGGCGTTCTTGGCGCGTTCTTGGGCTTCGGCAGGGTCGGTGGCGGGGTATTTAGCCTTGCGCACCTGTACCACGGTGCAGCGACAGTTCCACCCGTTGGGCGGGTAGTAGGAGTCCCAAAACGGGTCGTCGATGGGGAGTGTGATGCCGTTCATGGCGGCGTGTTCGGGTCGGACGTGGTCGTCACCGGCGGTGCGGTACTGAAGGTAGTAACGGTCTCCGTCGGCGGCGAATTGCTCCCACTTGGCAGCCATCTCGGCAGAGGCTGCGGCGAAGTTGTATTCGGCACGGAGGTAGCGGCTGTTGTAGGTGGCGTCGATCTGTCGAACGTCGTTCAAAAAGCGTTCGAAGGGCTTTCGGGCGCCATCAGCATCGAGCAGCGATGGGAATGCCTCGTTGAGCTCGTGGAAGGTCTTGATGCCGGAGAAGATGTAGTCGGAGGCGGAGAGCTGCCGCCGCATACGGTCGGAGAGCTCGACGTGGCAGAATGCCGAGTCGAGGAGGGCGGCGTGCGAGGCGATGAAGTCTTGCGCCTCGTCGGAGCGGAGGATGCTGACGGAGAAGGTGGCGCCCTGCTGCCGGAATAGGGCGCGCATCATGGCGTCGAACTTGGTGGAGAGCTGCCGACAGAGGTCGTCGGGAAGCCCCTTGCCCACGGCGGCGAGGTGTAGCTCACCGTCAGGCGCGAGGAGGGATCGGTAGCGGCGATGTAGCCCTGCGTAGTGGGCAGGGCTCAGTCGAAAAAATCGGCTGCGGCATCGCGACGTTCGCCGACGGGGAGCCCGTACTTGTCGGCGAAGTATTTGGGGTCGACCTCGAAACGGTCGGCGATCATGGTCTCGTAGGCGAGCTGCTGATCGGGGGTGTAGTCGACGGCATCGTTCCACTCCATGCGGAGCCCCCCGACGGGGAAACCGAGCGCCGTCATGCGCGGGATGAGCTGGTTGTTGACGACGTTGCGGATGAGCTTGCGATCCTTCTCGACAAGGTTCATGAAGACCTGCAGGTGGGTCTGCGACTGGGAGAGTGAGGATCCGTCCTCGATGGTCATGGTCTGACCGATGATGAGCTTGGAGAGCTCGGAATTGGCGCGAGCGATGCGCTGGTCGTAGACGTTGAAGGCATCGCCCCTGCCGGACTCGATGAACTGGATGTCGGTGTCGCCGGAGGTGATCATGGAGAGGGCGGATCCGGCGTCCTGCATCATGGACTGGAGACGTTGCCACTCCTTGGGGTCGCGCGTCTGGGTCTTGGCGACACGCATGGGCATGCCGAAGATTTCGGCGAATGCGTCCCAGAAGGAGAGGGCGTTCTTCTTGGGGATGGTGGCCTGCGCCGCCTTGAGGTAGAGACCGAGGTCAGAGGGACGCCCCACCTCGATGAGCGATGCGGCGTAAGGGGGCTCCCGGTAGGGAATGCCGGTGTGCCAGTCCTCGCCGATGGAGCGGACGCAGCGACCGTATTCGGGAATGACGTGCTTGCGCGGGACGAGGCAAACATGGTCGAAGGTGAGGCACCCGTCGCCGTCGGTGGCGAGGTCGCCGAGCTCGATGAGTGAGTGACCCCAGTAGTTGGCGTCGAGGATGTGGTCGACGAGCTGGTCGAACCACTCCTGCTCGAAGAAGTGGAGCGCCGCGACGTCCTCTTCGCCATGAGCGTCGACGAGCTTGAATGAGCGCGAGAGGACGAATCCGGAACGCTGCTGGATGCATCCGGAGAGGTGCATGTCGGCAGAGACGTCGGTGTAGATGTCATAGAGGCGCTGTCGATCCGGGAAGTCGACGTTGATGGCCATCTGCCAAGCGGCACGCCAGTCGGCGATGTCCTTGCGGGTGAGGGCATCGGTGGTGCGCGCCAAGGTCATGATGAGCGAGTGCGCCTCGGCCTTGGATCGAGGACGCGCCAAGAGTAGAGGACCGTAGGCGGTGGAAAGATAGCGCGAAGCGGATTGTGCCGCGGTAGTGTTGCGCTGCTTGAGGAGCGCGTGACGATGTTTGGACATAAGCGTGAAAGATTGAAAAGGAAAGAATTACCAGTTGTGGCGCAGCTTGGGCTGCGCGTAGAATACGGAGCCCAGCGGGGAATCGCCGGACTCGGACTCGACCGTGGGTAGACCGGGGTCGATGCGCCCTGCCTGCACGCCTTCGAGCCAACGGACAGCCCGTTCGTAGCGCTCGTGGCGCACCTCGGAGCCCATCTTCTGCGGCTGTGAAGCCGAGAGGTGGTAGAGTGCACAGTCGACGACGATCATCACGAGAAGCCGATTGCGGTCGGCGCCCGTGGCAGAAAAGATCTTGTCCACGTCGTAGACGGGACGAAGGTAGCCGGAGACCTCCTCGATGGCCTCGGAGAGTGCCGCCTCGCGTAAGGCGGAGTCGGACTGAGAGAAAGACCGGAAAGCGGTCTCGCCAATGACGACACGGAAGTCGTCGGAAGTGATGAAATCCATAAGAGTATTACCAAGCATTACGTGGTGACCTTCGTGGGAGGGTCACGGGTTGAAACTGTTGTTGACGAGAGCCGCGCTGAAGGAACCAGATGGCACCCTCGTCGGCATCAGGGGCGTCGTCGTGGACACGCGATCCGCGTTCGAGGGCGAGGGTCTGCTCGATGCCGACCTGCATGTCGGGGGTGTCCTTGAGCGCCTCGTTGTAGAAGACGAATCCACGCTCCCAGAGGGGAGAGATGGCCTCGATGCGCTGCACCTTCTCCGGCTTGCGCCGAGTGTCGGGCATGATGGGGAGCTGGTAGCCGCGGAGGTTGCCCTCGGCGGTGAACTCGTCGAGGATGAGATCCTGCATGAACCCCGCCTCCATGTAGAAGGAAACGACGACGCCCTCAGGGATGGATTCGTAGAGGTTGTAGAGCCAACGAACCATGCCGGAGACGGTGTCCTGACGGACGTAGCAGTCGATGAGATGGAGCTCGTGACCGATGCGCCCCCAGAGGCGGGAGGCCTTGTAGTCGTTGGCAGTGGAGGACTTGAAGGAGGGGTCGGTGTAGCAGACGAGCTGCTCATAGCGACGCAGGGGCAGCACCCGCTTGTAGCGAATCCAGTCGTGGCGGAAGATGGTGCCGTCGGTGATGGGGTTGTGCATCATCTCCTTCTCCCACGCTCGGTAGCCTACGAAGTCGCGATAGGCACGCGCCTCGTCGGCGGTCCACTTCTCGCGCCAGAGGGGATTGCCGGCGGCGTCGACAGCCTTGACCTCGGAGACATGGACGGCGGGGATGGCTGCGATGTTCGCCAAGACGGAGCATTTGGAAATGAGGTTGCCGACCATGATGAAACGCCCGCGCCCGACGTCGAGGGATCCAAAGAGAGCCTCCTTGACCCAGTCGGTGAGTTCGGCGACACGCTTCTCGTTGCGGCAGAGTTCGTCGTCGTCGAGGTCGTCGATGACGATGTAGTCGGGACGAGCTTCACGTTCGCGCAAACCACGCGGGGACTGTCCGCGACCGCAGGCGAGGAACTTGACGCCGGAGGCGGTCTTGAACTCGCCGACCGACCACGAACCGGCGTTCTTCTGCTCGCCGAAGTCGGCGGTGAGACGTTTGTTGTATTCGAGCTCAGCCTGCACGTCGCCCAAGAGTCGCTGAGCACTGTCTTCGCTCTTGCCGACGATGACCATGAAGTTGATGAGCCGCTGCGGTTGGAACATGAGCCAGAGCGGCAGGAAGATGTCGAAGTGAGTGGACTTGGCGTGTCCGCGAGGCCACTTGAAGAGGGCTTTGAGGTTTGGGGTGTCACGCACCAGCCGCGCCGCGGCGTTGTGGAACGGGGCGTTGTGGATGATGCGGAGCGCCTGCCCAGTGGTCTTGTCGCGCAGGGTGAGGAAGTGGGGAAAATAGTATTCGCAGAAGGCGGCGTAGTTGGACTGTAGCCGCCGGATGCGCCGATCGCGCTCGGCAGGACTCTCGGTGAGGACGGAGGCGGTGAGCCCGGTGAAGGACTGTACCTCGCGACAGTGCTCGTGCCAACGCTCTATGGCGGCACGCGCCTCGGCAGAAAGAACCGTGGTAGCCATATGCAGGGGTCAGAGTAAGGAGTTCTTGTTGATCGCCTCGGTGAGGAACTTGTCCTGAAGGCGGTTGATGGCCTTGACGAGTTCGGGGGTGACGTCGGGATCGGTGGCGGAGCGGAATTGAAGCCACTTGTTGAAAGCCATGAAGACTTCGACGGAATCGACGACGCCCGCCTGCTTGTCGAGCTTCTGGATGACGGAGGCGAGCTTGGCGAGCTTGTCTCCCAGACCGGCGAGCTGCGAGTCGTCGCCGGAAGAGGAGACCTGCTCGATGAGACGGTCGATGGTGGCGAGGAGCTTGTTGACGAGTTCGGGGCGTGTGATGTTACGCGCAGCGCGCGTCTCCTTCCAGCCCTCAGCCGAGGACCATTTGGAGATGGTGACACGAGAGACGCCCACCTTGTCGGCAATCTGCTCTTGCGGCGTGCCACTCATGAATAGGGCGCGCGCGAACTCTTTCTTGCGTTCGATTTCAGACTTGTTCATACGTGTGTAGGTTGACAATAATACTGCAAAGATGAGCCCCGGACGGGCAGGGCTGCAAAAAAGCGGGCATGGGGTGCAGAGAGTGCCGCAGGGGTTGCATAGTAATTTGGAGGCAGGGGGCGAGCGGGGGTACCTTTGCGAAAAAAGAACGAGAGCTTATGAAACGAGTGGTGATCACAACAGAGGCGGTGAACAGCTACGGCACACGTGTGCTGACGGCAGGGATAGACCGCACACAGTATGAGAAGAACCCCGTGCTGCTGTATATGCACGAACGCGGCGCCGTGATCGGGACGATGAAGGATCTGCGCGAGGAGGCGGGTAAGCTGACGGGAGAGCCGGACTTCGACGAAGCCAGCGAACTGTCGAAACGCTGCAAGGCACAGTGGGAGAAAGGTTCGCTCCGGATGGTGAGCGTGGGACTGGATGTGCTGGCGACGAGCGACGCGCCGGAGGATGTGGTGGCGGGACAACGAAGCGCTACCATCACCCGAAGCCGACTGTACGAGATCTCGGTGGTGGACATCGGCGCCAACGACGAGGCTATGGTGCTGAAGTATGAGGGCAAGACAATCACGATGGGACGCGATGGGGAGAACCCACTGCCGCCCCTGAGACAATCAACTAATAACAATAGCGAGATGGAACTAAAGAAGTTGGCCTTGGAATTAGGCTTGCCGGAGACGGCAGACGAACAGGCGGTGATGGAACGCCTACAGACAATGAAGCAGGCGGAGCACGAGGTGGAAGCCCTGCGTAAGGAGAAAGAGAGCCTCGAAACACAGCGCATCGTGTCGCTGGTGGATGGGGCAATCGGCGCAGGAAAGATCGTGGCGACAAGCCGCGCCCGCTTCATGGAATTAGGAAAGCTCATGGGTAGTCAGCGACTGGAAGAGGCACTACAGGCGGTGCCCACACAACGCCAGAGCCTCTTGGCACAGCTGAATCATCAGCAGAACG